CAGATTTAATCCGCGATTAGCCCACTCAGCAAACATCAAGTTCAATGAGCGACGTGCAGTTAAAACGTCGTACCCATCCCGAACCTGCAAGCCGCAGCGTTCATACGCTTCGGTGATGATCTCATCAAAGTCCGGGTTGTAGGAAGAGACGCCAGAGGTAGTCATTTTTTAATAGATAGTTGCTTTTTGAGCACGGGCTGCACCTACGCCGCGCACTGAAACAGTTTCACCAGACACTGTCTTCTTGACAGGTTGGCTCATGGTCTTGCCCTCTGGGCCGGCCATATCAGCAATGCCGCCTGCAGCATAGCCTTTTTTCTTCATACCGCCGCTGGCACCCATCTTAGATTTCATCATGCCACCGCTGGCCATCATCTTAGAGTTCATCATCTTTTTTCTCCTGATAGAGGTTGTTAAAAGTTTCTTCCGCATCCATGTACGAGTCATCTTGCTCTGCACAATGAATCCATTGGTTAGGCCTAAAATCAGGCGCTCCCTGTCCTGTAACCCAATACGCTGGACTCGTTACACGAACCCTGTTGTTAGGCAGCGCCACAATATTTCCAGTCCACTTGCCCGCATCAGTCAGTATCAACACATGACTCTGCTTGTGCTGCGATGGATCCTCAGATACGTCGCTTTCCGCATAGTCTACCGTGAACAAGTACCTGCCGGTAAAAAATTCATTGTTAATTTTGCACAACCAAGGAGAAGGCTTTGCCCGCTCCAAACTGATGATGGAGTGATTGTATGAATTGCAGTCCCAAGGCTGCGATAAATGATTCAACATACGTTCTGGCCACACCTCTAAAGGAATGTCTCCAACTAAAGCCGCAAGGGGCATCCGTGCCCACATTGCCCCACCATGCACATTTTCTTGACTACCATCATCTGCCTCACAACCCGTGAAAATAACTTGAAAACTCAAGCTCCTATCAGGGATGGTTGTTACCGCTACAGCCAACGCATGAAGGTACTCACCTTGATACTTCTGATGGCCATTTGTAAATTCTTTTCTTACCCAACATTTAAAATACGGAATGTTGCTTGTTAAATACATTATTTTCCTGCCCGAATAAGCTGATCAATCTTTTCTTCAAGCCGATTAAACCTTTGATCAATGTGATCGGTAATTCTCTGCACCTCTGCATTGGTTGTGTAGTCACGAGCAATCTCTTCACGAGTCTTATTCAACAAAATGTCAATTCGTTTAAGCTCGTCAAATTTCTCGCGGATAAAAAACCACAATCCGCCAAATGCAGCGGAAAGGATTGCTAACCAAATTGTGTTGCCGTCCATTTAACACTTCCATCTTTTTCGGGCTTGGCGCAAACGACTGTCGGGGTCTTTTGCGGCCTCAGGAAACTGTTTCATTTGGCCTTCAGACCGGGCGCAATATGATGCACGACGCTTAGCTTCTGCGGTTGTTGGCTTGCTGGTTGTCACGGCAGTCTTTAATTTACTCCCGGGATTTGCCCTGCGATACGCCTCTACACCCTGCTTTGTCATGCCTGCACCCGCCTTGGTCGGGCGGAAGTTTCCGCTTTTGACCGAGGTTTTGATGCCCATGCCCTTTTTAGCCATAATAAATGTTAGCGACAGTTATGTTGTCCATATACGCATACACACCTTTAAGGGCCAGCACTCCGTCTTCTGGGATTTCAGGAGCATTGTTAAAAATGTCTGTGGCCGAGGATTCATATGTCAAGAGCCACGAACCGCCGCCGCTGACATACACCGCTGCAGGGCTACCCGTGATAGACCCAGTGTTAATGTCAGTAAGCGTAAAGCTGTTTGCATCCACTCGGGTAATAACATAGTTGCCATCCGTTGCAGAAGGAGACGCTTCAAAGTGAATTCCAACGACATCCCCAGTGACAAGCCCGTGAGCCGTCTTGGTTACTGTTACGGTTGTTCCCGTGCGCCCGTACGTGACGCCTGAAGTTACAGGGGCGGTGGCAGTATCAAACATTGCCAATGTTCCTGCTGAAGACGTTCCTACATAGGACAAAGCTTTAACACGAGTGCGTCCCAGCACTAAAAAACCGGTTAGGTTTATGTGCGCTTGTTTGACATCAGTTGCCATCTTTTTGCTCCGGTTCTGGTGCTTCTAGCCTGTTTATGAGCATCTTGTACGCTTGGATTGTGGCCTGAGATTGAATCTCAGTCTCCAAGAATTCCTTGGTGATCTGCATTATGCAAAGGTCGAGTACGCAGGAACGTAGTACACAGTGCCACCAATCATCACTTTGATTGCTTTAGACACAGTAGTCACGCTGCTTGCTGTAGGCGCAATCGTAGCAGCGGGTGCTGTTTCAATGTTCATCAACAAAGGAACTTCCCCTGTGTTTGCGCCGCTGTCAGTCACGCGAATAAACGAAGCTGTGCCGGGCAAAGTAGCGTTAACAGAATAATCTGTGTCCAACTGCAGAACAGCCAAAGTACCGCCGGGAGAAGCTACGGAGCCTCCCAAGGTTGCACGAATAGCGTTAGCCGCACCAGAGATTGTGCCGCCTGTGTTGATTGAAGTGGAGATATGAGCACCGTTGATTGTGCCGCCTGTAGCGCCGCCAGTGCCTGTTACTCGGGTTAAAGCACGAAATGTTTCACCTGAACCTGTAGAGGTAAAGGTCAGTCTGTTGTAGCTAAGCCGTGTATCGCCAGTAGCAGCAGATGTTGTAACAAATGAAGCATTGACGTTTTCTGCTGTAGTTATTGCGAGAGGAGAAGAAGAAGTGCCCGTTTCAAAGCCGTTTTGTGATACGACTGGGCCGGAGAACGTGGTGGTTGCCATGATGTGTCCTTACATACAAGTTAAGTGCATTAGTCTGTATGTCGTCAGCCGGGACTGTCTAATGCACCGGATAAGCCCGGGGTAAAAGAAATATACACCAAAAGAAAAGGGGGCGCAAGCCCCCTTTTTCATATTTTCCAAACGCTTATGCAGCGCCGGGAGAACCGTAGATACCACGTGGATCGCTGAAGCCAAAGCTATAGCGCTCACGGGCCTTGTAACGAACGTTACCTGTCTCAAAATCGCCTTCAAAAGCAGTTTTGATAGGTGAACGGTTGAACATCTTCAAGCCGTTAGGTGCGTCAGTCAACAAGAAGAAGGCATCTGTGTCTGTCAAGTAATGGTTGACAGTGTATCCTTCAGGAATCAAGCCCATGGACTTGATCGCGTTGATATCATTGTCAGCCGTTGCTGTACGTTGGACAGTCTTCATCAAGCGCTCTGCAGTGAACTGCAACTCTTTAGGGACAACCAATTTACGAGCAGTCAATGCCACCTTCAAGCCGCGCTCATCCGTAAATGAGGCGATGTCGATGATGCCCTGTTCGAGAGAAGTCTCGTTCAAGTCAGCAGCAACAACTGGACGGTTAGCAAAGTTAGGACCTAGTGCAGTAGGATGGTCAATGGCCATCAAGGCCACGCCGTCGCCGCCAGCGAACTGACCTGCAGTAAATCCATTGTTCAGCACAGAAGCAGCTTTTACTTGCTTAGTGTTGGACATGGAACGAGCCAGCGCTTTGGTGTAGCGAACAGAAAGACGGTCGTAGAGGTTGTCCTCAACGGCTTCTTCAGTCAACGCAAACGCCATAGCGATGGTTTCGTGGGTGTAGCGAGCAGTGAACGACTCCAAAGCGGTGTCGTATGCCATGCCTGCACCCTCGGTCTTCACCGGAGCAGAACCGAAGCCAGTCAACATGACCTCTTCTTCAAAAGCACGGTCAGATGTCTCAATAGAGAAAATCTGCTCATGCTCATTTTCATAACGCTTGTATTCCATACCGAATAAAGCATTAAGACCGGGCTCTAGTTCTTTAACAAGTTGTGAACGGGTAATTGCCATGATTTATCTCCTTATTGACCAGCAACACCTGCACTACCGTACACGTGTTCGTTGATCTTAACTACCACCACGGCATTTGTGCCGAACTCATTGTTGACGTCGTTGTACAAGCCAACAACCTTCAAGTTCAATGCTGCTGTTGTTGCCAACGTGCTTGAAGCCAACTCCATGGCAGAAATACCAGAAGTTGTGCTGCCGCCTGTGCCAACAACATCGGCATTTTTGCCAATATCAGCCGCCACAATGCCTTCATCACATTGAACTAAGAACAACTGGTTGGGATCATCAAGAACATCAGCAACAATTTTACCTGAGGTGATGTTGACAGAACCGGGATAGTAGTTCTTAAACGTGGGCTTGCCTGTAGTGGGATCAATGTAGCTGCAACCGTTAAACACGCCTACCGCAGCAGTGTGTGTAGCAGGAAGAAACCTTGTAATAAAACCCGCTGAAAGAGCAACCAAGTCACCTTGGAAAATTGTACCCGCTTGATTATCAGCAATCTCATATCCGTACTGTTTCTGAGCACCAGTAGCGGAAAGATTACCAATAGGACGTAGCCCGAAGGCCTTATCGATATTAGCCATTTGTATCTCCTACAAAATTAAAAGTATCAGCCATTAGACTGACGGAATGTTGTGCGCGAACTCCGCTCGGGAGATTGGATCCGCATTGAAGAGTGTGCGTTCTCACGCATCATCTCATTGTCCACAGCATGCAACTGTTCCTGTGCCCTCTGGCGAAAATAAGCATTACGCTCTTCAACCGTTTCGTTAGGGATCTTGGCAAGCAAGAGTCCACCAACTGAAATAACGCCGGCATGTTTGCCCTCGTCCATCGTGGGCAATGTTGCGCGGTATTCCTCAGGAATATTTTCAGGACGAACAAGTTCGTACCCTTCACGCAACTTACTGTACACGTTCTGGTTGTCAAGACTTCCGTTAACTTCAGCGCGAATCCAACGGTACTTAAACCCTTCGGGGGCAGGTGGTGCATCCAAGCGTGAAGGAGGACGCCATGGCTTGCGACGGGCTTCTTTGTCCCTGCTTTCGGAGGAACGGCTGGCTCTATCGATAGTAATTTTTTCGCTCATGATTTATTCCTTTACATACTTGGCATACTCTTCAAGAGGTACACCCAATTTCTTTGCCATAGCAACCTGACTCGGCGATAACCGGACAGTTCGGCGCGCACTATTAATTCCGGAACTCCGGGTAGCAGGGGCAACAGCAGGCGCGGAACGCTGTTGTCTGGTCTGGGAACTAGGTGATTGCTCACCCGCAAACTTCTTCGGAAACTCGTCCCGAAGGCGTTGGTCTAATTCAGTATAGTACTCATCGGAAGTTGGGTCAACACCCTCCTTCTCAATTAATTCTTGATGTATGCCCCATGCAGCGTAGGTCAGCATTCTGTCCTGACCAAACCACGTGTTTTTAGCGGCCCAATCCTCTGCTCGGGGATCAGGTGCTGCCTGCCGTTGTTGAGGAGCTTGTTGATACTGCTGTACAGGAGCAGGATTGCGAACCGCATGTTCTTGCTGCTGCAACCAACCCGAAACTTGCCGCTGCTCCATTGTCATCTCTGACAAACGCTGGCTGGCCTCAGTCTCAGTATCAATATCACCCTCTTCTCGGGCCTTCTTAATGATCTGACGCAACTGCAACTGCTGTGTATCTAAACGAGACTTTGCCTCATTCAAACGGCTGTAATCCGTGTGCACCAGCTTCTGTTGAAGCTCTTGCGCCTGAGACTGCATGCCTTTAGCGTACTCAAAAGCTGCCTGCTCACGGCGCTCTGCTTCACGCATCTTAGCGGTCAGCTTAGCAATGCGTTTTTGTACCGCTTCGTTGACAGAACCCAACTCATCAGAGTGCGTTTGTGCTTCTCTCTGCGTTGGTTGTGGCGGCTCAATTTCTAATTGACCCGGCTCTTGGTTACCGTCAGCATCCTTGCCAAACGATACCGTTGCGGGCTCTTCATCCTCGCCTAAATTAAACTCTAACTGCTCCGTGCTCATGTTATCTGCCATATGGTGCCTTATAAGTGAACGATATCTTCAGGATTCTGGATAAGAGCCAGAACTTCGTCATCATTAATGATTCGGATTTCTCCTTCGTCAATTGGCAAGCGTGCGCCCGCGTATCGACCAAAAACAATCCAATCACCCTTCTTGCACCACGGACCGGTTGGGAATTTATTCTCATCGGCGTAAGCAAGTGGGCCAACGGCAAGCACGTAGCCACAAACCGTAGCCGACTGCTCGCGCTGACGGGTTTGGTCTGACAATACAATGCCACCTTTGGTTTTTTCTGCCCCTCTGTAGGGCAAGATGACGATTCGCCACCCCGTAGGAGTAGGAATTCGGTCCATCACCTTCTGTTCGATCTTCTCAACAATGAGG